GTGAGAAGAACCAATGGCATCAAAAACAAAAATTCCAAGAGCGCTTCGTGAACAAGTATGGTTAGTCCACGTGGGACCTAAATTTCAACAAAAGTGCATGGTTACGTGGTGTACGAATACCATGAACGTTTTTGACTTTCAGTGTGGGCACAATATTCCAGAATCGAAGGGTGGTAAGACAGATGTATTGAACCTTATTCCTATTTGCTCACGATGTAACCTTTCTATGGGAAGTCAGTTTACAATCGATGAATGGAACAAAAAGTTCGCTGCGCCCCATCGTTCTAGATTTAGGAGAATGCTGTGTTGTTTCTATAAATGACGCTCCTCGACCAATACTATGAGAGGTACCAGACAGGGTCGGATATCAACCAGCACCTTCCAATCCTTTTGGCATATGCCAAGCAATGCACGTCCGTAACGGAGTGTGGTGTGCGCACCCCTACAAGCGCATATGCCTTTGCTGCTGGACTTAAGGGTACACCAAAGAATTGGTATAGGATGATTGATACTCAAAAGTCTCACCTGATTGAGCCTTTTATCAAGGAGTGTCTGGCAGAAAACGTTGATGCTTCTTTTGTGGAGTCATCTGATCTGACCTGCGACCGGATCTTTACGGATCTCCTGTTCATTGATACCTGGCACGTCTATGGTCACCTAAAGCGCGAGCTCGAGTACTGGCACAGCTATGTGAATAAGTACATCATCCTTCACGATACGACTGTAGATGAAAAATACGGTGAGACCATTCGCATGCAGCTTGATCCAGTGAAGCAGAGCAAGGAGACTGGCATTCCAATTGACGAGATCTTGAAGGGGCTTGGACCCGCAGTGTCTGAGTTTCTTGCCAAGTATCCTGGGTGGGTGGTGGATCTGAAGCTTACAAACAACAATGGTCTCACGATCCTTAAACGTCGATCGTAGGAATTTTTGGAGGTAGTGGCTCAGGCTTTGTACCATCCCTACGATGACGCTCAACATCATCCCAAAAGGCGCGAAGATCAGGAAGATGATCCGACAACCAATTAGGATCCTTTAATACGAGATCCTTCTTGATATCTGTCAAGACCCAATAGATATATTGATGGTCTTCTGTTAGACTGCCCTGCCACTGGTGAAGTTCAATCGTATCGGGCTTGTAATCAACCTTCCCAACAGGATCTACAGCAAACACACCTTTTGTATCCACGCTCTTATCCCACTCTGTAAAATTCACCTGCTTGAATCGAAACTCAACATACTCGCACTCATCAATCCCCGTGCACTCCATTTGCATCTGCATTTGGTGCACGTAGTAACTCGGGATCTCATCCTTGCGTGTACGGCTCATTGGACACTTGAACTCTACAAGACGACCATATCGTATGGGATCAGCATCCGCATATCGAGGCACAATCAGACCATCCGGAGATGCTCCAAGGAACTTGTGAACAGGATGTTGACAGCAACCAACATCGATGATATCGCATCCAGTCGTGTCCTCGTAAATCTTCTTTGCGACAGGCTCAAATCGAGTTCCCCAGATCAAAGCAGGAATCGCATTAAAGGGGTTGGCATCACTCTTTGTAGGAGGCTCCAACTTCTTCTCGAGGAGCTCAAGACGTGAAGCGGGTGTCTGCCATACCTTGGATACCTCTGAAGCAGTAATCATTGTTCCTCGCTGAGTATGCCAAGCATCTGTTCGCTGATCTTGTTTTCCATACAATCGCACAGTTCTCTCAAAAGCACGATCGCGCATCCAAAGACGACCAACATCCTCAACCATCAATTTTTGAACTATTGTCATCACCACTCTCCTCAGATAGCGGTATGACAATCCTGGGGAAAGCTTCTTGCATAGGATAATGAAACGGCGTAGACGGGCGTTCAGTTGAGTGTACGGACGATCCTCCAGGAGATATGAGGCCAATACCGTTTCCATTAGGGTTCTCTAGATTGCTATTCGAAAGTTCATTTTGAAGGGCCGCGAGACGCGCCTCAAAATCGCCTGCGCCCATAACGCCCATCTCAGATGTGCGACTAAACATATCCTCATACATTGCCTTAAAGTTTTCATCATACGCATCCATCTGATCAAGGGGAAATCCGGCATCCCCGCATGTAGCCATTGACATCAGATCAATGTTCGGCATAACTGCGAGCCTATCATTGTATACGTTCAATGCTTCATCCGTTGACATTCCCTCGGCAATTAGCTTGCTGTACATGTCAGTCTTTGCGTGAATATCAACACCTTTCATCTCCTCCTTGAGCTTCTCAAACTCCGCCTCATCAGGGACATATCGAGGTACATCAGGCTTGGGTGGCTGATCACGGATCATTGCCAAGAATGTGCTGTATTGTGTTTCTCCCTCAGGGATCATAAAAACACCCGCTGTAGTAGCCTCTAGAACACTACCTTGTTCACGAATACGACTAATGACTTCTGCTGTACATACGGCTGTTGCAACGGCAAGGGGTTCCATTTGTTCTTTATTCTACGGACCCACTTTAAGCGAGAATACCGCAGTAAGATTACAAATGGAGGTCATCCAAAATCGCGATCACTGGGTTCTACACCGTCTTGAAGGATTTTATTCAAATGAGGAGAATTTCAAGAAAGTTCAGACTATTTTGTCAGGCGAATCTAAGATTAGTCTACGTCTTTTGGACTGGCTTGTAACCAATTACGCAAAGAAGCACAACGTTGCCTATCTAGTTGGATCTCGTCATGTCATTGTCTATCTAGCTTACAAGTCTCACCTAAAAGCGTATAGCAAAAAGATGTTTGATCCCTTCTGCCGATGGAAGCGCATTCAATTTATGGGATTAGACACAACAGTCGGTCAGCTCAATTTCTTTGAGTGGGCTCTCCAGGATGATGTGCTCAAGTATCTTGAAGATAACTATGATGCCATCCATGCAGACATGGAGGCATGTTCAACCACCATTCAGCCAAAGACAACAGAGGATGGCGCCCGCCGTAAGCGTCATGAACTCAGTCGTTCAGCAACAAAAGCCGTGCGTCATCACGATGTCAAAGTTGTTGTTACGTTTGAATAATGCAGTCGATCCTCGATCCAACTATTTTATATAAAGATCTCTCTCGCGACATAACGGAACATGACGTAGATGTCGTTTCCGATTTGTGGAATATGGATGGTCGTGATGTCTATCGGGGTTCCCGCGATACACAGTACTCTCATGCAAATGTTTATTGGTTATATACGGAAGACCTAGAACGTGTTGGACTTGTAGAGCATTCTCTTTCCAATCACGCTGACTTTCGTATTCTTTGGTTTTACGATAATCCCTTTGCAACACTCCTTCAGGAAGAAGGCTGGACAAATGAAGAAAGCTTGTGGTCTGTACTTCCCAAGACAACTGTCGAACGTTTCTTTGAGGAAGATTGGACAACACCTGAAAAAATACTGGGCGCGTGTCTCTATGGACCTAGCCGCATTCTTACTGTGGATCTGATCTTGTCCCGACCACCTGTTAATGAATGTTCAGTTTGTCAGCAAAAATCAATTGTGCCGCTAAAGTGTTATGACTATCAGACGCAGCTGACGTTTCCTGATAAATCAAAAATTGTTTTTATTGATGTTGATTTGTATGTTTGTAAGCCTCCTGCTGGCTCACGTATTTGGGAGTTACTCGGCTTTACAGTGCCGCGCCCACCACTCGACGGCGAGCAGGCTTTGCCGGAGCTGGAGCAGGTGCCGGAGGAGCAGTTGGAACCTCTGCCTCAAACGCTGTCTCCTCTGCCTGGCTCTCCTCAGGAGCATTCACCGCTGCAAGAAGCTCAGCAACAGACGGCTTAGCAACCTCCTCATCGTCATCTGCGCCCTCCTCAGCCTCGAACACCTGAGCAGCCGTGACACGCTGCTGGGCGGAGACCTGTGCGTACGAGATGCGCCAGGTGACACCGAAACCCTGACCCGAGACGTAGATACTCGGGCTGACGATGAACCGGGCCTCCATGCGCTTGGGGAACACCGTCTCGAGATTGTCGGTTGTAAGCGGGATCGGGCGGTTTGCCATGTCAACAGCGTCCATGTTGACCTTGCCGTCGTAGACCGGCACCTTCATACGGAAGCTCGGCGGGTACTTGCCATTGGGCACCCACTCAGCACCCTGCTTCTCTACGCTCGGCGATACGAGCGTCTTCATGCTGTCACGGAGGACATCCTCCTTGCGAGCACGACCAAACCACGAAGTCGACTTCTCGACTGCGGTCTTGATGACCTTCTCCTCAAGGTCCTTCAGGAAGTTGTACATCTGCCCGATCTCGCCGGCCTCGGCAGGTGCACGCTCCTTGGCGTACGAGTCGCAGCCGCGCAGGCTTGCGAGCATCGTGTAGTTGATACCATTCTCAGTCTCCTTGATTGAAACTCCCATGGGATACTGAAGCTTCGGAATGCGCATCTGGAAATTCTGCCCATTGTACTTGATCGGGACACTCTTGGACCCATTCGTCTTACTAACACGGATATCTCCAAACGAGACCTTGTTGATGTCGAGGTTGGAAGCGTTGATGATTGCATTGACGGACATTTTGCTCTGGTTGTGTGATCCTATTACTCTGCTTGTCTGTAGATCCATTTTGGCCGCACGTTTATGAGGTCACTTTTATTAAGACCAAGATTGGTAATGAGGAACCTCATCTACGCGTGTGTGTTTCGCAGTCGAGAGTATATTACTCTTTTTCAGTATTTAGCTGAGTCCATTGCCTCTTATGGACAAGTCTCTGTAGATACTGACCTTATTGTCCTCACTCAGCCTGATTTTGAAGAGGATATTCTCAGGGTCGCCGCTGGGATCCAAAATGTGTCCACTCGCCTACTCACTGTTGATAGCGTCTTTGAGAGCAGCCGATCAAAGCTTAAGATTTTTGACTATGATCTTTCAGCCTATTCCAAAATCCTCTACTTGGATACCGATGTTCTTGTAGATGGTCCTCTTGGGAAGCTCTTTGAAATTGATACAGACCCTAACAAACTCTATGCTCTTGAGGAAGGTATTGTGTCTCATGAGTTTTGGGGTGGAGAGACACCGCTCTTTGACTTATCGCTGATTGATGGAAATACAACGGCCTTCTCTGCGGGTGTTCTGTTGTTTCGCAATAGCCCTGAGATGAAGCAGTTGTTTACAGAGATGAATGCTCGAATTGACTTGGATATTTACGAGAAGAAGATCCCTATGTCTGGATGTCTTGAGCAACCATTTGTGAACTACTGTGCGATCATGAGTGGTAAGTATAACAATCAAGCCCTCAAGCCATATGTTCAGAACAATCCTACTAGCATAACCGATGGCATTTCCGTTTATCATTTTCCAGGAGGCCCTGGGTGGTACTGGAGGAAGCTTCCGGCTATGAAGGATTTCAGTGAACTTATGAAGCGTCACAGATCTCTGAAGCCAAAGTTGATTGGTAAAACATTTCACTGGGGTGGAGAAGATGTGCCGCATACGATCACATTCCATGAGGATCATCTATCAACCTTTTTTGGTCAGGTTCGTAATGGAAACTCGTATCGAACCCTTGCAGAGAATGTAGCAGAGGTCTTTTTTGGGGGTCTTCATCACATCCTCGTGTTTAATGAAACTCTTACGTCATTCACGTCCATAAGAAAAGTTGACTTTCAGATAACGAACTGTCGGATACAGAATGGTTAGGTGTTCAGCCGTAAAGAAGAAAGGGTCCACGCAACAATGTACTGCAAAAGCATTGTTCGGACACGCTTTCTGTGGAACTCACGCACGATCTAAATCTGCTCAGATCTGGAAAGATGCTGAGCAAAAGGATTTGCGTGTTATAAAGTGTCAGGCTGTTGCAAGAGGCTGGAGGGTTCGTCATCACCTATTTCTAGCGGGTCCTGGTGTATTGTGTCGCAAGGATCTCGCAAATGAGGATGATCTTGTAACCTGTCAGGAATCGCACCGTCAACATCCTTTCGATTACTTTGCATTTCTTGAAAATGGCAAGATATGGTGGTTCAATTTTGATACTATTTGGATGTGGTCTCTCAAATCTCTTGAGCCTTCAAATCCTTATACGCGAGCAACATTATCGAAAGATACTCGCGTTCGTCTTCGAGAACTATGGGTCTTGCGGGTGCGACGCGGATTTCCAAAGCCTGTTGAACCAACGGGTACAGAGGAATTGATCGCAGCACGATGGACTATGTTATGTCAGGTCTTTACAGATCATGGGTTTACGGATGTACCTCTTCAGCAACTGATTAGGCTCAGTAAGTCATCTCATATCGCAATGTGGAGATTTCTTCGAGCAGATGCGCCTGTCACAATGTGGCAATGTATTTATATGCTTTCAGGTAAGATGTTGAACTCGAACACTCCGACATATATTGTAAACTCATTACGACTTCTCATGCGAGTTGTGATGATACAGAAGGAACCATACGAAACTATCTTTAATGTTATGTCTGCTATCTACCGCTGTTAAAAACGGAATTGTTCTTATCTAAATGGGTAAGAGATACCTATAATGAATATCTTTCTCCTCTCAACGGATCCCCGCGAAGCCGCGGAGGCCCATTGTGATAAACATGTTGTCAAGATGATCCTCGAAACCGCTCAGCTTCTTTATTGTGCCCATTGGGTTCTGGACCCCGATAATCTCCTTGCAAATGCCTATCGCAAGACCCATCCTAATCACCCTTGTGCGATTTGGGTTCGCGAATCGGTTGAAAACTATCGCTGGCTCTCGGATCTTGGCATCTGTCTCTGCCAAGAGTACACATATCGGTACGGCAAGACCCATAAGACCGAAACTCACATCAATTGGCTCTCTGACAACTTTCCACCTCTACCTGAAATTGAAAGGACACCCTTCAGAATGGCCATGCCAGATGAATTTAAGAATGCCGACCCCGTCATAGCCTATAAACAATACTACCTCGGCGCCAAGCAACGAATGTTGATTTATTCAAAACGACCCCCTCCCCCGTTTGTGGAAAAGAAAAGGGCTTACATGACCGCCGATGGTAAGAGTATACCAGTGCGTTAAAGATGT